AAGACGGGCGTTATCCAGATCGAGATTGACCTTGCCGTTGTCATTGGAGCCGCTGTAGCTTGAAATGACACCCTCGCCGCCCCCAGCCAAGAGGTTTTTCGCCCACTCTGGGACCGCCGCTGATATGGCGCTGGAAATGGCTGTCGCAGCTGCGTTGCCCATTTCGGACCAGAAGCCCAGCAGGTAGTTACCGAGCGCTTTCAGGCCCGACCAGATGCCGTTTGCTATGGTGAGCCCGGTTGACGACCAGTCGAACGTAGTCGCGCCATCGGAGATCATGCCCCAAACCATCGACAGGCCGTCTATAATGGCCCGCGCCATCAGGCGCCCTATGTCCTGCCAATTGATGGAACCGAAGGCTTCAGGAAGCTTCTTCACCCACTCAATGACCTGGCCGATGATGCTGTCGCCGCCCTCAAGCCAAGTCAGGAAGTCTTCGACCGCGAGGCCAGCAAGAGCGAAAGCCGTGACAACCGGAAACGTCCAGGCAAAGAGCGCACCCATCGCCACGCCGAGCGCGGTCAGATACGGTTTCACCTTCTCGATATTTTCCGAGAGGAACGTGAAATGCCGAACAGCACGCTCGATCACGACACTGAACACGTCTACAGCAGCCGAAAACGTCTTGCTGAGCGCGTCCGACAGCTTCTGGGCTGCTCCACTGGTGGAGAACCGGTTAACCGCGTCCATGAGGTCGCCAAGCTTGTTTTTCGCGACTTCGAAGAAGCCAGCCTGCCCGATCTTGTAAAGAAACCGTGTCCAGCTATCCCCAAGGTTGGAGATCATGCCGTTCCACGTCTTCGACTGCCGGATCATGGCGCCGCTAAAACGGTTGCCAAACTGCTCGCGGATGAACCCGGTAATCTCGGCGCCGCTCTTTTTCACGGTCTTGGTGAGGTCTTTACCGTTTTCCGTCCACGAGAACGTCACCTGGTCGCCAGCCTGTGACGCGCGAAGGCCGAACTCTTTCAGCCGCTCAAACTCGCCCGTCGAAGCATCCGCGATCATTTCGACCGCTGCCATAAGGTCCTTGCCCATGGCGGAAGATGCGTCACCAAGGCTTTCGAGCAGGCCGGTCGTAGGGTCCAAACCATAAGCCCGCAGGCGAACGAACGCCTCACCGACCTGCTTCAGGTCATACGGGGTCTTTTGAGCGAACTCAGCGACCCAATCGAGCGACTGCCGCGCCTTTTCGGTCGATCCCTCGATGGTGACAAGGGTAGTTTCCAGCGCTTCGAACTGCGCGTTGGTGCTGATGACAGCCTTGCCGAGGAATCCGAGGCCTGTTTTTAGAGCTGCGCCAGCCGCCGCAGCCGCTGCTCCAGCGATCGATGCAAAGCGCGTCAGACCAGCTGCAGCGTTATCCAGACCAGAATTGAAGCGTTTTAGATCGGCTTCACCTTGAATATCGTACCCAAGTACGGCAATTAATTCATCAATGACCATTCGTTGGGTTCCTACTAGTCGCTAGTCGCCCAGCATCGAACCGAAGCCGGAGATGAAATGGGTATCGAAAAGAAGCGGATGTACTGCCCAGAGGAGAACAAGTACGTCCTTGCTGAGCGGACGAAGCCCAATCATCTGCTGCACCTGGTCCTAACACTCCTGACATTCGGCCTGTGGCTCATCGTCTGGATATTGGTGTCGTTCTCAAGCGGCCTCAGTTCTTATCGCTGCCCATCGTGCGGGGCCCGAACCAAAAGCGCCTTCTTCAATAAGGTGCGCGTCGACCATGCCAAGTAAGCTTGGCCTTCTGCTCGTCGCAGTTTCCTTTTTCGCCGCTCCCGCCTTCGCCGCTGAAATCGCCGGTAGAGCATCTGTTGTCGACGGAGACACTATCGAGATCGCTGGGCAGCGTATCCGGTTCGATGGCATCGACGCCCCCGAGTCCCGACAAGTCTGCCGCACTGCATCTGGTGAAGCCTACCGCTGCGGCCGAGTGAGCGCTGATGCTCTCGACAAGTTCCTTGCGCAGTCCCGCCCGACATTCTGCATCCCCAAGGGAAAGAGTTATGACCGGGTCGTGGCTGTCTGCCGGCGCGCAGACGGCGCCGACGTCAATAGCTGGATGGTCCGAAACGGGCATGCCGTAGACTGGATCAAGTATTCCAAGGGCCGGTATGCCGACGAACAACGCGAGGCGAAGGCCAACCAGCGCGGAGTCTGGTCTGGTGAATTTCAGATGCCCTGCGTTGTCCGCGGCTCTAGGTGCGACTAGGCACTGCCTTCTCTTGCATGGCCGCTTTGAGGTCTAACGCCTCGTGGGCGTCCATTACGTCTTCCAGCGTTACCCATCGACGCAGCTC